GCGCTTTGCACTTGACGATTTCTTACGCGGTAACGCATTAGAAAGAGCGCAAGTTTATGAAATCTTAAACCGCATTGGCGCGATGAGCGTTGAGCAGATTCAACGAGAGGAAGATTTGATTCCAAATGAAAGTTAATATGCCAATGGCAGTTACAGCTGCCGACACAATTAAGAGAACCATTACTGGGACTATTGTCACCTGGAATGAGCAAGGCAATACTTCAGTAGGGCCAACAATATTTGCAGCAGATAGCATTGAGATCAAGCCAGTTCGGTTGTTGCTTGAACACGACCGCACTAGGCCAATCGGCAAAATGTTGTCTCACAATGTAACAGCTAACGGAATTGAAGCCACCTTTAAGATTGCAAATACTATGGCTGGAGAAGATGCCTTAATTGAAGCAACTGAAGGATTGCGCGATGGATTTAGCGTAGGCGCTCAGATAAATGAATGGACCAACAATAAGGGCGTAATGCAGATTACTTCAGCTACCTTGGATGAGGTCAGTTTGGTTACAGATCCAGCCATCGACTCGGCAAGAGTCGCTGAAGTTGTAGCAGCATCTGAAAATGAAGCACCAAAAGAAGATTCTGATTTGGCAACCGCTGATTCAGACAAACCAACCGAAGGAGACCAAGTGTCTGACACTACCGCTCCTGCTCCTGCCGTTGAAGAAGCGGTAGAAGCAGCCAAAGTAGAAGCAGCAGCTCCAAAGCCTGCTTTCTACACAAGCCCTCGCCTTGAATTTACCAAGGCAAAATATCTAGAGATGAGCGTTCGCGCTGCTCTAGGAAATGACGATGCTCGCGCTTATGTTCGCGCAGCAGACGACACCACAAGCAATAACGCTGGTTTAATTCCAACCCGTCAGCTAACCGAGGTAATTAACCCTCTAGCAAATGCTGATCGTCCAGCAGTTGATTCAGTATCTCGCGGCGTTCTTCCAGATGCTGGAATGAGCTTTGAGATTCCTAAGCTAACTGCCGTTCCAACAGTTGGAGAAGAAGCTGAAGAAGCAACAATTGATGAGACAGGAATGACCTCTGAGTTCCTTTCAGTTTCCGTCAAGAAGTATGCAGGCGGACAAGAGTTCTCAGTAGAACTTCTCGACCGCTCTTCACCAGCGTTCTTTGATGAGCTAGTTCGTCAAATGGAATATGCCTATGCAAAGGCAACAGATGTCGCAGTAGTAACTGGCTTAATTGCTGGTGGAACAGATGGCGGAAACCGCACTCTTGATGCAGCTGGACTTCTTGACTTCGTATCCGATGCTGGAGTTTCAATCTATTCCAACACTCTTGGATTCGCACAAAATATCATCGCATCACCTCAGCAATGGGGCGCAATCCAGAATCTAGCTGATGCTGGCCGTCCGATTTATCAGAACTTGATTGGCAATATGAATCAGGGTGGAAATCTCGGTGCAGGTTCTGCAACTGGAAATCTACTTGGCTTGAACTTCCGCGTAGATCGCAATCTAACAACTGGCTCAGGTGTTGGCGATAACACAATCATTATCATCAATCCAGAGGCTTATACTTGGTATGAGTCAAGCCGTTTCCGCTTGGAGACTGCACAGGTAGCAACTGGTCAAATCAAGGTTGCTTACTATGGTTATGGCGCACTAGCAACAAAGGTAGGCGCTGGCGCTTATCGTTGGATGGTTGCGTAGTTAATTAAAAAAAGTGAGGGCCAGTCCGCTCCCGAGCTGGCCCCTCACCTAACTGCTTGAAAGGATGACGAAATGCCTACGATAGTTACGGCCACAGAGCTTAGGACAATTCTTGGCGTTTCGTCATCCCTATATTCAGACGCTTATTTAAGCGACATAGTAGATGCCTCGGAGAATTTAGTTCTTCCAATGTTAGTTACTTTTCAAAGCAAAATTAACAAAGTAAAGCTAACAAATAATATTGCTTATTTTGAAACTGCAACAATTCAAGAATTTACAGAAGGCCAATCCGTAATTATTACTGGCTGCGGAGCTCCTTTCAATGGCACTCACACAGTAACCGATGACGAAATTTCAGATTATGTATTCACAGTTGCAATCACCAATGCAGACATATTGGAAAAAAATATTATCCCAGCAGGAAACGCTGCGCTATCTGGATTATCGACCTATGTCGGAAATCCCAATGCTGAAGCTGCTATTTTGGCTATCTCCGTTGAAATCTTCCAATCCAGAACCGCCGCTGGTGGATCAATCGAAGGCATAGATTTTGCAGTAACCCCTTACCGCCTATCTAAGAATTTACTTGCCAAAGTAACTGGCTTACTTGGCCCTTATCTTGATGTTGAAACGATGGTCGGCTAATGCCAGCATCAACAATTGCTACAGATGTTAGAGGCGCTATTAAGACCGCCTTGGTTGGCTGCACCGCTAATATTTATGACTCAGTTCCAGAAGCGCCAATCGTTCCAGCAATTATCGTCATTCCAGACTCGCCCTATATGGAGCTTGAAGTCTTGGGAAAAGCCACAACTAGAGTTAAATTAAATTACACCATCACCGCTTGCGTTGCGTATTTCAGCAATGCCGCTGCTTTAGATAACTTAGAGCAAATGGTCATCAGTATTCTTGGAGCACTAAATGCTTCCAAGTATGAGTTATCAATAGTCGAAAGACCTTCGGTAACCGAAGTAGGAACTACTACCCTGCTAGTTTCAGATATCCGCTTGAGCGTCCGCTACGAGCAAACCGCATAGGAGACCCAAATGCCAACAACAGTAATAACTGGGCGCGATGTGACATTCACACTCGATAGCGCTGCTTATGACGCCCAGACAACTAGCGCAGTCCTAAGCTGCGACACAATTATCGAGACTTATCAAACCCTTGATGGTCGCGCTTATAAGTCCGTTGATAAGCAATGGACATTTACAATTGAATTGCTACAAGATTGGGGAGCTGCAAGCTCACTATTCGAAGCAATGTGGGCAGATGCAGAATCTGCACCTAACACCACACTTGCAGTTTCATTCACAGCCGTAACTGGCGCAGTATTTGCTTTCAATGTATTGCCAATCTTCCCAACTGCTGGTGGAGCTGCCCCTGGAGCACTTACCGACACTTGGACGATGACAGTCGTTGGAACACCAACAGAGACCTTCAGCTAAGAGATCGGAGCATCGGGAGCTATGAAAATATCAATTACAATTAAATACAGCTCAGGCGAATCAGCTACTTACCAAGCTGGCTTGCCAGAATGGGCTAAGTGGGAACGCAAAACTGGTAAGTCGATTTATTCGATGAAGGATATAACGGCTTATCAGCAAGCGGACTTCTTAGACCTTGCCTACTTTGCGTATAAGCGCGAAGCAGCAGGAAAGCCAACCAAGTCCCAAGAGATTTGGGAGCTGACAGTTGAGGAAATGACGATTGGAGATGAAAGCCCAAAAGTTACGAGCCCGGAAGCATCAACCGACTAATCATCGAGATTGCTATCGCAACTGGGATTCCAATGCCTTACTGGACAGATATAGACCAAGTAATGACGGCCATAGATATATTAAAGGAGCGTAGCGGTGGCAGATGAGTTACCAATCAGCTATGACAAGCGCGAGCTCCGCTCAATCATTACCGCGTTCAAAGCGATGGATGATGAAGCCGTTAGCCAAGCTAAACGGGAATCTAGCGCGCTGGCTACTTACGCAGCAAATGAAATCAAAGCCTATGGGCTCTCGAGGACTTTTGGTCAAGAAGCAGTTAGAAGAATTACAACAGGCGTTAAAGTCTCGGCCAGTTCCAAAATCGGAGAGCTCTCTTACGGATTTGCAAGTCAGCGCTTTTCTGGTGGCGGTAGCACACAAAAACTCTGGGCGGGTTATGAGTTTGGAAGTAATCGCTTGCGTCAGTTCCCCAGAAGAACACCGAGCAAAGGTCGCGGAAACTCTGGCTACTTTATCTACCCAACCCTTCGTAAGATTCAGCCTGAATTGATTAAAAAATGGCAAGAAGCATTTTCCAAGATATTGAAAGAATGGGATAAGTAATGGCTGGCAGTAGAACGCTCAAGCTCTCGATTCTTGCTGATGTCGATAATTTGAAAAAGAATCTTAATGCTGGCGAAAAAGAGGTTGAAGGCTTTGGCGGTAAGTTAGAAAAGTTTGGCAAGGTTGCAGCAGCCGCTTTTGCAGCAGCAGCCGCAGCCGCGGCAGCCTATGCAGTTAAGTTGGCAGTTGATGGCGTAAAGGCAGCTATTGAAGATGAGGCAGCTCAGAAGCGATTAGCTAATGCTTTAGAAAGCGTAACTGGTGCAACCGAGGCTCAGATTGCAGCAGTTGAGGAGCAGATACTTAAAACTTCATTAGCTACTGGTGTTGCTGATGATCAATTGCGCCCAGCGCTTCAGCGCCTAGCAACTGCTACAGGATCAGTAACTCAATCGCAAGATTTATTAAACCTAGCCTTAGACATATCAGCTGCTACTGGTAAAAGTGTAGAATCCGTTTCCAATGCCCTTGGTAAGGCTTACGAAGGCAACACAGCCTCTTTAGCGCGTTTAGGCGTTGGTTTATCTGCTGCTGAAATAAAGACTTTAGGATTAGAAGGAACAGTTAAGCAATTAGCCGATACTTTTGGTGGCGCAGCTACAGTCCAAGCCAATACTTTTGAAGGCAGAATTGCAAGATTAAAAGTCACTTTTGATGAAGCTAAAGAAAGTGTTGGAACAGCTTTATTGCCTATTATTGAGAAGCTTTTAACTTTTATAACAGATACAGCCATTCCAGCATTTGAGCGCTTTAAGAAAAATGCTATTGATCCAGTTATTAAATCGGTCAAAGAAAATGAGGATACTTTTAGGGGATTATACAATTTTGCCAAGGAAACTTTAGTCCCATTCTTAGCTGGTGGTTTTGCAGATACTATTAAGATTATTGGTAAAGTTGCTTCTGGAATTGTGAGCGCAGTAGCTATTGCACTAAACGCTTTAGAGCCTATTATAAACGCAGCAATAACTGGCATAAATGCCGTCATTCGCGGATTGAATCTAATCAAATCTGGCCCTGATATTGCTACCATTCAAAAAATTAATTTCAGCGGATCAACTTCGACTGGTTCTAACACAGTATCATCGGCTTCATTGCCATTCGGAATTTCATCAACACCGAGCAGCGCGTCTATTCCTACAGTTCCTAAAGTTTCAGCACCATCCCCTATCACACGCC